TGGCTGTCCTTTGGTGTCGACAGAAAGACTGTGAAGCGAAACTGTATGTCCTACGGTTACTCATCGGGCCAATACGGAATGGCAGACCAGCTTTTCGCAGATCTCATGAAACCCTTAGACACTGAGCGTCGTAATGGCCTGAGAAACGAGCACCCCTTTGGTAGTCAATCGTCTCAAGAGAAGCACTGTCAGTACTTAGCTAAGCTGAGCTTTGAGAGTATAGAGAAGGTTGTAACCTCGGTGAAAGACGGCATGAAGTTTATTCAGTCTGCGTCGAGTGCATTGGCACATGAGGGTAAGCATTTAAGCTGGCGTACACCAATTGGTTTCCCAGTATTTCAGAACTACACAGATTGGACACAACTTAAGATCAGGCCTTATCTATACGACCGGGAGATGAAAGTTAAGAAACGTGTCACAGTGACACTTAGGACTAAGAACACGGCTGATCGTAAGGTCTCCAAGAGGAAATCTAAAGCGAGCTGTAGTGCTAACTTTGTTCATAGTTTTGACAGTTCACACATGGGCTCTACAATATTACAGATGCTCGATCACGGTGTGAAAGATTTCATGGTTATCCACGATAGCTTTGCGACCAGCTGCAATAAGACCTGGGACCTCTACCACCACGTCAGGGATACTTTTGTCGATCAGTATGCCCACCACTGTGTTCTGTCGGAATTCAGACGCCAAGTGCAAGAGCAGTTAGACGACCCAGACACTGAGAGACTTCTACCAGTTCCACAGAAGGGGACCTTGGATTTAACTGAAGTACTCGAGAGTGAGTTCTGCTTTTCCTAGCTGTCTACCCATTAGTAATAACTAAATAACTGGACACTAAAATGCACCCAAGAGAACGGCTGCTGAATAAAATCAGGTACGCCATTTCCCAGGGAGAGACAATTTCCGATGATCTTATTGAGCAATCGAGAGCACTCAATATAGATCTTACTTTAACCTTGGCTCTTGAGAAAATAGGAGAAGCCAATGGCAAATCCAAGAGGGGAGAAGTTTGTAACCCCAGAGGGCAGGGCTAAGTACCCATATCTTAACACTGCCGACTTTCAATTTGATACTGATGGGAAGTTTAAGACCAGGCTTATTGTCGAACAGAAAAACGCTAAGGCGATAACTGCCGCGATCGACGAAGTCATTGAGAGTGAGTTCGGGCCAAAACCAAAGTGGCCTAAGAACATAAGAATTCCCTATTCAGTTGATGAGGAAGACCCAAGTAAGATTGATCTTAAGTTTAGTAGTAACTTTAAGCCTAAATTCTTCGCATGGGACGGTAAAGTTATTCCAGAGGGAAGTGAGCCCAAATTATGGGGCGGATCTCTTATAAAGTTAGGTGGCGTGATCAAAGCATATAACAACGGCTCTCAAAAAGGAGTTGGCTTGTATATGAACAAGGTCCAAGTACTCGAGGCTGTCGGCTCAGGCGATGACGATGACAGTTTCGAAGCTATGGAAGAGTACAAGCCAGATGGATTTGACCGGGAGAACGAAGGGGCTCCTGATGATTTCAAAGAAGAAATGGCTGACTTTTAGATCTGGCCTCGAGGATAAAGCATCCAAGCAGATCTTAGACGCTGGTCTCGAGCTACTCTATGAAACTGAAAAGTTAACATATGAGATACCTCAGAGAACCGCTAAGTACACACCAGACTTTAAGCTCCCTAAACCCGGGGGCTTTTTCTATGTTGAGACCAAAGGAATATGGGATGTTCAAGACAGACAAAAGCATCTCTTACTTAAGTCTCAGTATCCAGATCTCGACATTCGTTTTGTATTCTCAAATCAGAAGGCTCGACTTTATAAAAAGAGCCCAACAACCTATGCGGCATACTGTGAAAAACACGGGTTCACATATGCTGACAAGGTCATTCCTCAAATTTGGTTAGATGAAGCATTAGACGCTTCTGCTGCGTAACGGACGTCGAGCAGAGACTGCCCAGAGTGTATTTTATATACCGTTTGACAACAAAACTCTGGTTGGCCTCACTTTAGGAGACACCCGAGCCTATGCCTCACAGCTTTCGCCTTGGTGTCTCCTTTTTTATTATTTAACGGGAGATACCAGATCG